ACCGCTTCGGGCTGGCAGGGCGCGGCCACCGCTTCGGGCTGGCAGGGCGCGGCCACCGCTTCGGGCTGGCAGGGCGCGGCCACCGCTTCGGGCGATCAGGGCGCGGCCACCGCTTCGGGCGATCAGGGCGCGGCCACCGCTTCGGGCTGGCAGGGCGCGGCCACCGCTTCGGGCGCCAATTCGGTGGCGACTGCGGCCGGCGAAGGCGGTCGCGTGCGCGGCATCGACGGTGCGGCGTTGTTCGCGGTCGAGCGCGGTCTAAAAGGCGCGGTCGTCTCCGTCGCCGCCGGAATCGTCGGGCGCGACGGGATCAAGGCCGCGACCTGGTATCGCTGCGAGGGCGGCCGGCTGGTCGAGATCGAGGCTGTGCGATGACGCACCCTTTGGCCGCGCCCGCCCCCTCCGTATCCGACCAAGCCCGCGGCTATTGGGTCGCGGCGACGTGCCTGCGGCGGCGCTGGCTGCCCGGCGATGTCGCTGACGCGCTCAAGGATCGCGGCGAGTTCGACGCGGAGCACGCCCGCGCGCTATCGGCGCAGACGCTGTGCGTCCTGGGCTCGGAGGCGCGGCTTCCCCGGCTGCGCGGCCGGATCATGAAGGAATGGCCCTCGCTAGTGCCGGTCGCCCCGCAACCCGAACCCCCGGGGGTGGTATGACCCCCATCCTCTGCCTCATCGCCGCATGCCTGATCGCCGAGGAATCCGCCCGCCGCTGCGACGCGGACCCGGAATCGATGACGCTGATCGAGCGACCAATCACGCTCGCGGACACCGCCGATCTGCCGCTGTCGCGCGTCTCGACCCGCGAGCAGCGCGCGTGCAAACGCATCGCCGACGCGCTGATCCTGCCCGCAAACCATCGGCTCGTGAGCGTCAGCATCGAGCGCGCCCGCCCGCCCCAGCAAGCGAGGGGCGAGTGAAGGAAGCCCGCCCCATCGACCGGCCGTCGCCCGGCCACTGGCTGATCCGCCTCGTGAAGGGCGGCCCCGAAGTGCCCGCGCGGATCTATCGCCACGCGACCGCGCACGAGCCCGGCGACGCGGCGAACGTGATGGAGCGCCCCGCCTTCCTGGTCGCGGAGATCGCGGGCGAACCCGCCGAACTCGACGACGTTTGGCTGCGCTCGGGCCGCGCGATCGACGAAGCCGAGTACCGATTCCAGATCGCCGATCACGCGCACGCCCGCGCGTTCCGCCCGCGCGACGCCAAGGCCGAACCCCGCCGCGCGATCGATCTGCTCGCCGTCGCTTTGCCCTTTTGACCCCAACCCCAAGGAACCCGACACATGGCCGAACCCGCCGCCTATCTTTCGAACAACCCGCCCGACCCCATCGCCGAGCTTCGCGAGCGCCTGGAGGACTCCAATCGTCCGCTACTGGAGCGCGCCGCCGAACTGCAGGCCGCCGCCGCGCGTATGCCGGAAATCGACGGCGACGAAGCCGCCGGGAAGGTCGGCGACTTCATCAAGCTCCTCTCCGCCGCGATCAAGATCAGCGAGGCCGCGCGCACCGAGGCGAAGGAACCGCATCTGGCGGCCGGCCGCGCCGTCGATACGTTCTTCAAGGCCCGCGTGTCGGACCCGCTCGACGCCATCAAGCGCGCGGTCGAACGCAAGCTGACGACGTACCTCCAGGCCAAGGAAGCCGAGCGCCGCCGCCAGGCCGAAGCCGAGGCCCGCCGCTTGCGCGAGGAAGCCGAGGCCCGCGCGCGCGAGGCCCAAGCCGCCGAAGCCGAGCGCCGGTCGCACGCCGCGCAAGCCGCGATGGATCAGGCCGTCGCCAAGGAACAGGAAGCGCAGATCGCGGAGAAGGCCGCCGCCGCGAAGCCCGCGGAGTTCTCGCGCACGCGCGGGGAAGTGGGCTCGGTAGCGAGCTTGCGCGAGGTCTGGAAGGGCGAACTCGAAGATCGCGCGGCGATCAATCTCGAAGCCTTGCGCCCCTATCTGCCGGCCGACGCGCTGCAAACCGCGATCAACGGTTTCGTGCGCGCGGGCGGGCGCGAGCTCAAGGGTGCGCGCATCTTCCTGCACACCACCGCGACCGTCCGCTGATCGAAGGAACCCCAACATGACCCAGACCGCAGAAACCCCCGCCCCACAAACGACCGCGCTCGCCACGCGACGCTCGATCCTGATGGAGGTCGCCAATCGCTACGGCATGGAGCCGCAAACCTTTGAGCAAACCTTGCGCGAAACCGTGGTGCCAAAAGGCTGCACGCGCGAACAGTTCGCCGCTTTCCTCGTCGTAGCGCGCGAGCACGACCTGAACCCGCTGACGAAGGAGATATACGCCTTCCCCGCGAAGGGCGGCGGCATCGTGCCGATCGTCGGCGTCGACGGCTGGATCAAGTTGATGAACCGGCATCCGCAGAACGACGGTATCGAGTTCGACGAGGTGCACGACGACAAGGGTAAGCTGATCGCCACGACGGCGATCGTCTACCGCAAGGACCGCACGAGACCGACGCGCGCGACCGAGTATCTGGCCGAGTGCAAGCGCAACACCGACCCCTGGAACAATCAACCGCACCGGATGCTGCGGCACCGCGCGATGATCCAGGCGGCGCGCATTGCGTTCGGCTTCGCCGGAATCATGGACGAAGAGGATTTCGAGCGCGCGAGCATGATCGACGTCACCCCGCCGCCCGCGCCCACGCGCCAGCAGTTCGCGCCTGCGGCCGAGCCCGCGGCACGGCCGACCGAGGCCGACGAGCGCGCGGCGGACCGGATGACCGAGCGCTTCGCCCAGACCGGCGACACGCGCGCGGCCGACGAAGGCGAGGACGAGAAAGAACTGGGCCCTGCTACCGAAGCCCCGGAACAGTCTCCGCCGGGCGCGACGAGCGCGAACCCCAAGGCGATGCGCGAAGGCAGGGATAGCGCCGCCACCCCGCCCTTCCCGCCGGGCGGCGATCTCGACGCGGTGCGCGCGACGCTCGCCGGGATCGCGACGAACGACGCCGTCAACGCGTGGGAGGAAGCGCATGCCGACGCGATCAAGAAGCTGGCGACGATCCGGATGAAGAACGTGCGCCAAGCGATCACGGATCGCCGCGTCGAGATCAACGAAGCGGAGGCGGGCGGGCAATGAAGACTCGCATGGAAATTCTGACGACTGAGAACGCGGGAGACGCGATCAAGCTGACCGGCCAGGCCTTCGTCGGGCTCGCGACGTACGCGGCCTGCCGGACCTTGACGATCTACGTCCCGAACACCGCGCCCAACCGCGCCGCGTATCGGGTGGGCCGCGTGATCGACGTGACGACCAAGCCCGTGAAAGAGGCGCCCAGCCATGTCCGATAACTCGCGAATCGAATGGACCGAGGCGACGTGGAATCCGGTCGCGGGCTGCGACCTGGTCTCGCCCGGCTGCACGAATTGCTACGCGATGAAGGTCGCGGCGCGTCTCGCGACGATGCCGCAACCGAACTATGTCGGACTGACCAAACCGTCGAAGGCGGGCCCGGTCTGGACGGGCAAAATCGCCCTGGTCGAAAGCGCGCTGACCAAGCCGCTGTCCTGGCGGCGCCGGCGGCGCATCTTCGTCAACTCGATGTCGGACCTGTTCCACGAGGCCGTGCCCGACGACTACATCGACAAGGTCTTCGCCGTGATGGCGCTCTGCCGGCAGCATACGTTCCAAGTGCTGACGAAGCGCGCGGATCGGATGCGGGATTATTCGCGCCGGCGCGCCCAAGACTGGATGCACCACATCCCGCAAGCTGGCCTCGACGTGTGCCACGCCGCCGCCCAACGCGCATCGCGACCGTCGGAGATCACGCTGGGCTGGCCCTTGCCGAACGTCTGGCTGGGCATGTCGGTCGAGGACCAACGCCGCGCCGACGAACGCATCCCGCTGCTGCTCGACACGCCGGCGGCCTTGCGCTGGATCTCGGCCGAGCCGCTGCTCGGGCCGGTCGATTTGGCGGCGATCCGATTCGACATGGGCGCCGGACTTTTTGGCGACGCTCTGAATTGGCATCACCGACCTTACGCCGACGAGCGGCGTTACTCGGGAATCGACTGGGTCGTGGTCGGCGGCGAGAGCGGGCCCGACGCGCGCCCGATGCACCCCGACTGGGCGCGGAGCCTGCGCGACCAATGCGAAGCCGCCGGCGTGCCGTTCTTCTTCAAGCAATGGGGGGAATTCGTCGCCGACGACCAACTGCCCGACGGGTACGTCGCCAGCGAGAATCCCTACTGCGTGAATGGCGCGAATTTCGAGCGCCTCGGCAAGCACGCCGCCGGCCGGACGCTCGACGGCCGCACGCATGACGAGTATCCGCCTTTGCCCGATGGGCTTCGGCGGACAAGTCCGCAGGTGCCGCGATGAGCCAGACGATCGAAAGCGGCGTCCCGATCCCGCCCAAAGCAAAGAAATGGATTGGCACCGATACCGCAGCCGCAATGGCGTGCAACGTCGGGGACTCGTGGCTCGTGTCGTCGATGACCGAGCACAAGCATCAAGTCGTGTCACGCCTCAACAAGCGTCTGAAGCCGAAGAAGTTCACGGGCCGTCGAATGGAGGATGGCTTCAGAATCTGGCGGATCGCATGACCGACCGCCCCATCATTTTCAGCGCGCCCATGGTGCTCGCCCTGCTCGCCGGGCGCAAGACCCAGACGCGGCGCTACCAGTTCGACGACAAGGGCCGCCTCACGACCTGGGGCAAACTCGCCGTCGAGTGGGATCGCGGCGAGCGCAATCAGCGGGTCTATGTGAGAGAGAATCATCAGTATTGGGATTGGCTCGAAGACGGCACGCCGTGTATTCGATATGCCGCCGACAACGCCACAAGTTGGGCGAAGCCGACGACCGACGAGAGCGCCGAACGATGCCTCGAGATTTGGGCCGCGTTGTCCGACCCGGCGAACTTTAAAATCGACGGCGCCGCCCGGGATCGCGATTGGCGCCCCTCGATCCACATGCCGCGCTGGGCCAGCCGGATCACGCTGATCGTCGAAGCCGTCAAGGTCGAGCGCCTGCAAGCCATCAGCGAAGGCGACGCGATCGCGGAAGGCTCGCGGACAGTTTATGGCGAACCCTTCCAAGACGGGTCCGCGATGTCTGATCGGCGCCGGTTTGAGCTGCTTTGGTCGTCGATCAACGGCCCCGATTCCTGGGCCGCGAACCCCTGGGTCGGCGCCGTCACGTTCAAGGTCGTGCGCGCCAACATCGACAGCCCCACCTTCGCGGCTATCGCCGCTTCGGCGGGCGCGCCCGAGGTCAAGGCCGAATGACCGTGCTCACCGAAGCCGAAGGCACGTGCAAGACCTGTGGGCTGTGGGTCTACACATTCTGGTACGACGCCACTCCCCCGAACGGCGCTTGCCCGGACCGCAAAGACGGCGCCGCGGCGGCGTGCCCGACCGTGCTCGCCAGCCTGTTCAACGCGCGGAGCGGTCGCGAAGTCTGCCGTCAAATCGGTCAGGAGCCGTCGCCGCGCGCCAAGTACCTCGAAGCCCTGCAGAAGTCCCTCGGGATCACCGACGCCGATCTGGACGCTTATCATGCCAGAACGGAAGACGAGGACGATGAAATGGACGGGGAGCCGGCATGACCGCCCCGCCCAACCGGTTGATGTCGCGCGGCGAGCTGATGGCGTATCTCGCCGTCCGCTCGACCACGCTGAGCCGGTTGATCCGCGCGGGCTCGATCCCCGGGCCGGTGCCGGGCCTGAAACGCTGGGACCGCGCCGCCGTCGACGCGGCCCTTGACCGCCTCTCCGGGATCGCCAAGCATGCGCCGCATGACGAATTCGCCGCCCGCAAAGCCCGCTGGACGCAACGCGCCGAAGCGCGTCCGTAAGCGTCTCGCCGACGGCACGATCAAAGTCTACGAATACGCGCGCGCGCCGGCGCAGCCCTCGCGCTTTCTCGCCGCCAGCGGTCACGCGATTCGCGGCCTCGCGCGCGACTACACCAAGGCCCCCGAATTCCTCGGCCTCTCCGAATCCTGGCGCGCCGCCACGATCTACTATCTCGGGCTGATCGAAGACGCGATCGGCTGGATGACCGTCGCCGACATCGAGGATCCCCGCGCGCGCGGCGAGTTCTACGCCCTGCGCGATCGCTTCGCGTCGCACCCGTTCAAGGCGGACAAGATCGTGGGCGTGCTCTGCACGCTGCTCGCCTGGGGCTACGAGCGCCGGCGGATCGCGGTCAACCACGCGACCGGACTCGAGCGTTTGATCAAAGGCCCGCGGCGCGCCGACAAGACCTGGAGCGAAGACCGGCTCGCGGCGCTGCTGGCGGCGGCCCCGCCCGATCTCGCGCGGATGATCCGTCTGGCGCTGCTCACGGCCGCACGGCTCGGCGATCTGCGGCGGCTGGATTGGTCGATGATTCGCGACGGGTGGCTGACCTTCTCGCCGGCGAAGACGGCGAAGATGATCCCGCCGCCGATCGTGCGCTTGCCGATCGCGGCCTTGCCGCCCCTGGGCGAACTGCTCGACGAATGCGCCGGCGGCGCGCGCTGGCCCGAGGCCGGGCCGATCCTGCGCACGCAGGCGCGGGGGATCGTGTGGTCGACGCCGAACTTCAACGCGGTCTGGCGCGGCACGGTCGCGCGCGCGGGCCTGGCCGACGCCGATCGCCACTTCCACGATTTGAGGGGAACCGCGATCACGCGGCTGCTGGAGGCCGGATGCACCGACGCCGAAGCGGCCTCGATCTCCGGGCATGTGCTGGGCGGCCGGAGCACCCTCAGAGCCTACGCGGCCAGGACCGATGCGATGGCCCTGGCCGCGTTCACCAAGCTCGCCCGCTGGCTGGCGGCCCGGCCGGTCGTGATCGATCTGACAACCGCTCGACAACCGGCCGGAAACCGTGGCTAAGCCATTGATTTACATCTCGGCGTACTTGCCGTCCTTGAAAAGAAGACCGTTTGAAATCAAGGCGGTTGCTATCGTGGTTTCCGTAGCTCGACGCGCGAAGCCGGACTTTTCCCTTTGGAGGGCTACACTCGGCACCATGATTCGAGTGCTCGCGATCCTGCTGTCTCTCATGAGCTTCGCCGCGTGCGCGCCCCGACCGGCGCAAGCGCCGCCGCCGGGTGAACCCGTCGCCTGCCGCGCGGTCGACGGCGACACGATCGACTGCGCCGGCCAGCGCGTGCGCCTGGTCAACGTCGACACGCCGGAGCTGCGCGGCGCCTGCGCGGCCGAGAGCGCGCTGGCCCGACGCGCGCGGGCCTTCGTGGCCGAGCGCCTGGCGGCGGGGCCGGTCGAGATCGTTCCCGATCCGCGCCGGCCGCGCGACCGCTACGGCCGCACCCTCGCCCGCGTCGCTGTCGGCGGCGCCGATCTAGGCGAGGCGCTGATCGCCGCCGGCCTGGCGCGGCGCTGGGACGGCCGCCGGCGGCCCTGGTGCCCCTGAAACGCAAAAAGGCCCCGCCCCGATTCCGCGAGGAACCGAGACGGGGCCTGTTAAGTTTTCCGACCATCCCGGATGGTCGGGAATCTTAGCGAACGGCGTTCGGCATGCGCCTACTTCGAGCGTTCGGCGATCGAGACGAACGCCTTGAGCTGGGCCAGCGGGATCAAGCCGAAAGCCCCGCCGACCAGAACGCACACGCAGCTTTCCGGGTGCGCGTCCATCGCCTGCCGGGCATTGAGGCGCGACACCGGCTGGATCGCGTAGTAGACGAAATCGGCCTGCAATGGCGGCGCGGTCGGAGCCGCGACGCGCAGGCCGCTCATCGCCCGGCCGCCTTCTTGGCGATGTCGCCGAGTGCCGCGCCGGCGGCGGCGGCGTTGGCGCGCGCCGAAACCGACGAGCCGAAGAAGAACCCGTAGACCTGCTCGGCCTTGGAGTTGATGAACCCCGCCAGCAGTCCGACCGCGTTGGCGATCGCGATGACGAGTTCGGGGTTCTTGATCTGCACGCCCTGCGTCAGCAGCGCGTAATAGCCCCACAGCATCGCCCCGTTGATCACGAAGAACGCCGCGACCGTGACGTAAGCGAGATTGCTCGCGACCTGCTGTCCGCCGTTTTTGAACAGATCGCGCGCGTTCTTCACGCCCTCCATCTCGGCCATGCGCTCGTCGTGCTCGCGCTGGCCTTCCCGGTCGCGCAGATCGAGCAGCTTCTCCTTGAACGCCCAGGCGAGTTTCGGGTCGGCGGCGATCGCCTTCTCGATCTTGTCCTTGTCGTCGGTGCCGAACACCGATTGCGCGGCTTCGCCGACCGACGCCGCGACGGCCGCCGCGTTTTTGCCGAACGCCGCGCCCACCAGGCCGGGCACGAATTGCAGCGCGAGCGGGATCAAGGCCTGCAGCATTTAAACCTCCAGCAATTCGGGGAACGGGGTCAGCGCGGCCCGCGCGGCTTCGTAGCGTCGGCGGCGATCGGCGAGGCCGAGCATCCGGCGGCCGTTGATGCGGCGCGTGACGTCTTCCAGGCCGTCGGCGCCGCGATCGGCGATGCGATTGAGCGCCTTGTCGAACCAAAACCAGCCCGCGATCAGGCTCGCGGTCCAGCGCTCGGCCGCGCGATCGGGCTCGGACTCGAGCGGCTGGTCGATGCCCCGCCCCGCCTCGCGATAATTCGCGCGGCCCGTGAGCTGGATCAGCCCCCGCCCGCGATAGCGCCAGCCGTCGCCCGAGGCGATCGGCCCGTTCCCGTTGACGTTCGAATAGACCAGATTGGCCAGCGCTTCCGGGTTGCGCGCGTAGGGTTCGGCCGTCGCGTTCGTGCCGAAGCGCGCGGGGAACACGCTGCGCAGGCGCGCGGGGTCGGTGTAGAAAAGGTCCTCCTCCATCTTCGTGAAATCCGCGCTCTCGTGGCCGAGCTGGGCGAGCCAGTGGGCGACGCGCTCGCGGCGCACGATCTCGAAGCGCGCGGCGGCGATGGCAAGCGGCCCCAACAACGCGCCGTGGCGTGCGCGATCCGCGCAGCCGGCGGCGGTCAAGGCGCGGCCGAGCGCATCGGCGAATTGCGGGCGCGGCAAGGCGCCGGACGCGCCAGCGGCGCGACCGAGAGGGATCACGGTCATCGAGGGGTCCTCAGTGTTTGTCGGGCAAGGCCGCGCTCGCGGCGATCCAGGCGGGCAAGCCGATCCCAAGCGCCTTGGCGCCCGCGACCACAAGCCCGATCGCCGTCACCCAGAGCAACGCGCGCGCCAGCGTCTTCATCAGCTCGCGCCCGATCTCGCCCTTGGCGCGGTCGAGCGTCTTCTGGAACTCGACGGCGGCGCGCAGCAAATGCGCCTCGTCGCGACGCACGCCGATTTCCTCGAGGAAGTCGCGCACGCCTTCCTGCGCGGCCTCCTTCGCGAGGACCTTCAGATCGTCGCGATGGATCAGGCGCAGATTTTCGGGGAGCGGATCGGCCATCACGTCACCGTCGCGGCGGACACGAACAGCGCGTCGATCTGCGCCGGCGTCAGACCCAGCGCCGTACCGACGGCCGCGATGCGGGGGGAATCGCGCCGGAACTCCTGGGCGTCCGCCCACCAGATTTGCAGCTCCGCGTCGACCGAGGCGGCAATGGCCGTTTCGGCCGCGCCCAGCAGGCCCGCGCGCAGCAACGCGATACGTCCTTGCGCGCGCGACACGATGCGCGGCACCGACGGCGGCGGCTCGACATAGCCCGCGATCGCGTTGCCCGGCGCATCGGCCCATTCGAGCAGCGCGGCCCATTCGGCGGGCGTGTCGACCGAGGAGATCGCCACGGACCCCGCTTCGGCGGTTTCGATCACGGCCGTTTGGTGTGACTCGTCGGCGTATCGGGCGCTTAGGATGGCGTAGGTCATGGCGTGAACTCCTCGACGATCATCGTAGTGGCGGCGGCCCCGCCGAAGAACCGGCCCGTGGTCACGTTGCCGTTCATCCGCGCGTTGCCGCTATCCGCACCGACGCGCACGGAATAGGTGACCGACGACGTGGAGCCGGGGGAAAACTCCACTTCGGCCACGAGGGGGCCGAAGCTGTCGCCGCCGGGGCCGTTGCGATAGCCCGTCGCCTGGATCGCGTTGGCCGAGCCGGATTGGAAGATCGCCAGCGTGATCGCCGAGCCGCCCGAGGTGTACCAGCCGAAGCCGGTGACGCGAATGCGGATGCGGTTCGACGCGCTCGCCGCCGCGCGCGCCAGGGATAGAATCTGCGTTCCCTCGGTGTTTTGGGGAATCGTGTCGTCATGCGGAATCGTGGTCGTAAGGTTGGTGTTGGTGGTGTAGGTCGCGATCTGCGGGGTGCCGACCATGGCGCCCGCCCCGGCCAGCGGCTGGCCGTTCGCGCGCTGGTAATCCGTGCAACGCCAATTGCCCGTACCGGACTCCTTGACGAACTCGGCCGTGTCGCCGGCGGCGGTGACGATGTTCGCCGCCGTCGGCAGGATCAGCGAGGGCGCGTTGTGCGTCAGCGTCAGCGCGCCGCCAAAGCGCACGCGGTAGGCGCGCCCCTCGCCGCCCGTGTTGCCGAAGCTGGTGATTGTCGTCGTGCCGGTGATCAGCGCGTTGCGCGAGTTGATCGCGCCGAGATCGACGGTCGAAGCCGAGGCCACGCTCGACCACGGATCGTCGCTCTCTTTGCGGGCCGTGACCGACAAGTCGGGGATGGTTCCGCCCCCCGCCCCGACCCGCTCGTCGACGATCATCGCGTTGGTGATCTGCGTCGTGCTCGTCGCAAGCTGGAACCGGCAGAGCGGCAAACGGTCGGCCGGGATGGCCGGAGCGACGGGCGACGCATTCTCGACGCCCGTGACGACCGAGACGGCGCCCGTGGCGGGATTGAGCACCACGCGATCGATCCGCGGATGCGTGACGGGTGCGACGACCGTTCCCGTGTTCTGCGCCGCCACTTCGGTCAGCGTCGTGCCGTTCAGCAGGGCGCCGGCCAGCACGCGCACGGTCATGTTCGGCGACGCCTGCGCCTGGGGCAGGAACGCGACCGCGACCCGCGCGCCGGCGACGATGGCGTTGTCGAGATTGGATTTGTAGGCCGCGCCGTTCTGCGACGTGTTGTCGGGCGCGATGTAGGGGGCGACCATGATCTAGACTCCGGTTGCTTGCCAGTTGGCGTTGCCCGCCGTGGGCGTGCCCGTGCCGTTGGCGGTGCGGATCGTGAAGCCCGTCGCCGTCACGCTTTCGGCCCAGGCTTGCTGGACCGTGCCGCCGACGGGCGTGACCTGCACGTTCGGCGGATTGAAGAAGCGGCGGCCGAACGTGACCGCCGTGCCGCCCGACGCGACCGCGACGTTCGTGCCGCTTTCGTCGGAGCGCACGGCCGCGTCGATGGTCGGGGTAAACGCGACGGCGACGGACTTGCCGTCGGCCGCGCGCAGCTCGATGGCCTGCTTGGCGAAGCGCAGATCGTTGGTGCCGATGCTCCACGCCTCGAACCCGTCATAGCTGCCGGCGTCGAGCCGATAATCCTGTTCGAGCTGGGCGATGGCGGCCCCGGCGGTTTCGCCCGCGCCCAGCCGCGCGGACGTGGCGGCGTAGGTGCGAACCCGATAATCCGCGCCGAGATCGATTTCCGGCGCCTCGTAGCGCGCGACCGGGACCGGATAGGCGGCGAACTCGTCCCACAGCTCCGCGTCGGTCATGTCCGAAGCGAGTTCCGTGGAATCCGGCACCAGCACGCCGGTCCAATGGACGTGGCAGTCGGTCTTGACGCCGAGCCAATCGGGCGCCTGGGGCCGCGTGGCGATGACGATGTTGGTCGAGCCCACGGGGATCGCGCCGATCGTAGCCGAAGCCGTGGCGGCGTTGGTCGACAGGTTCCCGGAATTGTCGCGGGCGCGAATAAAGAAGGTCCAATCGCCGGGCGGAACGGCGATGGTGGTGATCGACGTCGCCCCCGTCGCCTGGCTCAAGGGCGTGGCGGAATTCCACAGCGTCACCCCGGCGGGCGCGAAGCGGATGTCGTAGCCGTCGAGATCGGCGTCGGCGATCGGCGACCAGCGCAGCACGGCCGCCGTGCCGTTCGCCGCCGCCGAAAACCCGGTCACGTCCGACGGCGGGGCGGTTTTGCCGAGCACGACATGGCCGGTCGCCGCGACCCAGGCGGAAAGCGCGCCGACATAGTTCCGCGCCCGAATCCGAACGTCGTAGGCGACGCCGTCGGCGACGTCCAGGATGCGATAGAAGGTCGCCGCCCCTTGCGTGAACTCGCTCGGCTGCCAGTCGGTGTCGGCGGATTTCTTGTGCTGGATTTCGATCAGCCCGCCGCCGGTGACGAAGGCGTCGGCGGGCGCCGTCCAATCGGCCCGAAGGCGCGAGAACACCGTGCCGTCCACGCGGCGGTCGAGCTCCGCGCTGCCCGAGGACAGCGCGAGGCTCGTGGGTGCGGCGACGACGCCGGGGCTCGGCAGATTGGTGCGCGGCGAAGGCGGCAGATCGATCTCGTCGGCCGGGTTCCAGGCGTAGACGTTCGCGTCGATCTCGGCCAGACCAAGCTCGACCGCCAGCGCGGGCGCGCCCCGGTCGTCAAGGACGACGAGCTTGAACGATCCGACCTCGAAAGTCTTGTCGGTCCAGCCGTAACGCGCATACGTCGCGGCGATCGTGTCGCCGGCGGCGATGTCGAGCGCGGTGAGCTTGCAGATCCATTTCGTCGAGACTTGGCGGCGGTTGCGCTCCAGCTCGATCCGCGCGATGCGCTGGGCCATCGACGGCGAAACGGTGAAGGGAAGCTCGGTGTCCGAGCGCCAGGATTTGCGCCCCTGGTCTTCGGTCACATAGGCGGCGACGGACACGGCCGGAAAATCGGTCGGCTGCCAGGCGCTGTCGGGATCGACGAAGGTTCCCTTGACGCCGTTGACGAGCTGGTCGGGCGACCGGCGCCAGGCGACCGAAAAGCCTTGGACGACGTCGTCCGTGGCGAGCGCGGGCCGCGTGGCGCCCGCCCAGACGCCGGCGTGGATTTCCCATTTGCCCTGGACGCGGATGAGCTTTCCCGCCCCGCCCGAGAGCAGGCGCCCGAGGATGCTTTCGGGCTCGTCGGCGGTGTCGATCGTGCCGTTGGCCGTGTAGCGCGGCTCCGCGCGCGCCTCGATCGTGTGCGTGCCCGTGCCCGCCGAGGTGAGGTCGATCAAGGTCCGCGCGCGGGCGTTCACAAGGCTGGTGGCCAAGCCGATGCGCCGCGTCGCGTGCTCGCACACGAAGTAATCGGTGCCCGCCGCCAGCCCGCCCGGCAGCGTGCCCGCGCTCGACACCCGCACGCGCATGCCGGTGCGCAAGCGCGCCTTGCCGTCCGCCAAAGTCAGATCGTTCGACGCCGCATCGGCGGTGAACGTGGTGGTTTTCGCGGCCACCGCGACCATCTCGTCGCACGCGTTGGCCGCGGCGATCAGCGCGTCGTCGTCGATCTCGGCGAGATCGGCGCCGAACCCGCCTTCGGTTTCCGGGATGGTCAGGTAATGCGCCATCGCCAGCGCCCAGTTGTCGCTCCACACGGTCGCCCCGGTGCGCGGGTCGCGCAAGGGCGCGCAACGCACGACCGCCGACACGTTGGGCGTGCCCGAGGCGAACAGCGATTCGTCCCAGGTCAGTTGGACGTAGAGCTTGGCGCACCCGGACTGCTTGTGGTCGGCCGTCCATTGCGAGCCGAGGGCGGCCGTCAGCGCCGCGTTCAACGTCGCGTCGCCCGAGACCGTGCCGTCGCCGTACCAGACCTTCACCTTGCCGGCGAACTTCCCGGTCGCGTTGCCGCCGATCCCGTCGCCATGCGCGCCGTCGTGCGGGACTTGCTCGTCGTCGAGCCAGAGTTCCTCGAGCCGCCCGAGCGGGCGTACCGACAGCGTGACCAGCAGATGCAGCGTGCCGTTGTTCGAGCCCGCGCTTTCGATGAGGGTCTGCGCGCCCGACACGCGCAGGCGGCCCAGATGGATTTTGCCCGTGACGATCGGCTGGCGGATCGCCAAGGTGCGGTCGCGCGCCTCGAAGGCGATGGTCGGCGCTTGCGCCGCCTTGGGCTTGGGCGTGAGCGCCTGGCTGACGAAACCCAAGGCGAGCGACGCCGCACCGGCCACCGCCGCCGCCGCCCAGCCCGCCCCGACCAGCGTGGTGCCGAACAGCACGATGCCCGACGAATAGGCCGCGCCCGCCGCGACGACGGCGGTGACGGCGGCGATGGCGGGGGGTGCGGCTTCCGCCGCGAAGGGGACGGCCACCAGCGCGGTCGTCGCGAGAAGCAAGGACAGGCGCATTTCAGATGCTCCAGGCGCGCGCGGCTTGGCGCGCCGGAAAGAACGACAGGCCCATCGGTGCGGCGACGGCGACGCGGCCGTCGAGCGCGATCAGCCCCATGCACCAGCCGCGTGTTTCCGCGCGCAAAACGCCGCCCGCCAACCCGTTTTGCGCGCGTAAGCTTTCGGCGGAAAAAACGGGCGCGTCGATCAAGACCAGATCGCCGCGTTGCGCGAAGGTCGGGGCGATGGCGGGCGCGCCGATCGCCGACAGCAGCACATCGGCGGCCTCGGGGACGCCCGCGCCGCCGATATCGCGAACGACGACGGCGGCGCGCTTTTCGTCGGCGTAGCGGCCGCGAGCGGGCGCGATCGGATCGATGCCGGTCATGGCGAGAACGCCGTCGGCCGCGAAGGCGCAGCAATCGTGGGCGCCCCACGCGAACTCGCGCGCCATCGCCGCGCGCAGATGGGCGGCGAGAATCTCGGGCCAGCCGTCGAGCCGGCTCAAGCCCCCGCCTTTCACGCCCCCGCCTTTCACGAACGCCCCCATTTGATGGTGCGATCCTGAAGCGCCGCGACGTAGTCGAAGCCCTTGTCGCCGGCGCTGCGCGTGCGCTGATCCTCGGGCGTGTAGCGCGTCTCGCGCGGGCGCTTGAGCGTGTTGAGCAGGCTTTCGGCCGAGAGCGCGATGGTCAGCGTCTCGCCGGAATCGTCGGTCGTCGGCACGGCGGCCGAGCCTTCGAACAGCAGGATCGGATCGGCGATCAACGCGCCGGCGGCGTCGACGAAGCCCAGCCAGCGGCGGCACGGCAGATTGGGCCGCAGATCCCCGATCGCCGCCGACAGCAGCGCCGACGGCACGCCGGAGAGCGTGTAGATTTCGCCCGACGCGCGCAGATCGGCGGTTTCCTCGGCGGGCTGGACGCCGCCGAAGGCGCCCGTGCCTTCCCAGGTCTTCGAATCCCAGGAAAGCGTGCCCGCGCCGGTCCAGACGCGCACGGGCGTCGAAGCGGTTTCGATCTCGACCAACAGGATCGGGCTTTTGAAGCGCGCCGCGATCTCGGCGGACATCTCGGGGGTCAGCGTGCGAGGCATCAGACGGCCTCCATCGCTTCGAACGAGAACGAGCCCTTGAACGGGGCTTCGAGGCGCCAGAGATTGACGTTCTGCGCCAGGCGAAACGTGCCCCTGCAATTCGACAGCGAGATCGTCGCGTTGTTGGCGATGCCTTCGCGGCGAAGCGCGGGCCAGATATCGAGCGTGGCGAGGCCCGAGCCGTTCGAGCTCGCGTCGACCGTCACCATATGCAGGCGCGTGGTCGCGCCCGATCCGATCTGGATGAAGTCGCCCGCGCGCAGGATGTTCGCGGTCGAATTCGTCCAGCCCTTGGTCGCGAGCGTCTTGGCGCCCGCGCTTTGCGTGCCGTCCACCTGGGGCGTGCCGGTCGCCACCCCGCGCGGCGCGATGCCGATGGGATCGCCGAGCAGGAACGTGCCGGCCTTGCCGTTGAGCCCGGCGAAGAACGCGCGCCAGGGGGCGATCCCGGCGTTGCCGGTGACGGGCCCGACCACGACGCGCGCCATCCAGGCTTGGCCCGGAAATTCCTGGACTTCCTGGCCCAGGGTGAATGGGGATTCGGTCGTCGCGACCACCGAGCGAACGCCGAATTCGACGCTCGCCGGCCCCGGGGGTGGCAGCGTCAGGGGAAAGGACACGGGCATTACGGGAAGCTCCCGCGCCGCATGCGCGATGCGACCGCGACCACACTGGATTCGACGATGCGCGGCGTCGCGGCGCGGATGCGCTCGTCGATGGTGACGACGACGTCGCCGTCGCCGGTTTCGGAAATCGAGAGGTCGGGCGATCCCGCCGCGCGGTTGTCGTTGATCACCACGCGCCCGCGCCCGCCTTGCAGGAAGGCGCGCGTCTGCTCGGCCGACCAGATGCGCGCCGGGCCCGTGGCCTCGATCTCGGCCCCACGCTCGCCGACCATGCGCAGGCCGCCGGGATGATCCCCGCCCGTGGCGAACGTGCCGCCGGAGAAGCCCGCGCCGCCGGTCGTGGCCAGCGTGTTGCCCGCGCCCGCGCCGGCCGACCCGCCGCCGAAAAGCCCGTCGAAGAACCCGCCGCCGCCCAAGGTCGGCGCGTTGCCGCCGAAGACCATATTCTTGATCGGGTTGACGAGGGCGAGCTTCAGGAAATCGGCGTAGAGCGAGGCCGCGACCGCGCGGCCGACATTGGCGAGACTGGCGAAGGCGTTCTTGCCGTCGAGCGCCATGGCGGCGGCGGCGTCGCCGATCCGGTCGAACGCGCGGTCGAAGGAATTCTCGATAAAGTCGGCGGTTTCCTTGGCGGCCTTGCGCTCGGCCTCGCCCGCTTGGCGCGTGGCGACCGCAAGGCGCACGCGCGCTTCCTCGTCGGCGGTCAGATCGCGGCCCGCCTTGGCGCGGGCTTCGATCAGTTTCAGCTCTTCCTCGCGGATTTCCTTGGTCTGACCCGCAAGCTCGGCTTCGCGCTCCAGCGCCGCCAGCCACTCGTCGAAGGCGCGGGCGCGGCGGAGTTGCGCGTCGAGCGCATCGCGCGCGGCCCGGTCGTTGGCCTCCCAGAATTTGGCCTCGTCTTCGAGCGCCTTGAGCTGGGCTTTGCGCGCCGCCTCGGCCTCGCGTTCGGCTTCGCGCGCGGTGTCGCGCGCCGAGCGGGCCGCGGCTTCGCGCGCCTTGGTCGTGTCGGCGGACAGCGCCGCGAGTTCTTCGGTCGATTTGCCGGTGAGGTCGATCGCCCGATTGAGCGCGTCGATGGCTTCGGCGGCACCCCGGCTGCGCTCCGCCGCCTCCGCCAAGGCCGGAAGCGCGGCGCGCAATTCCTTGCTGAAACCGCCCTCGGCTTGCGTGGCCGCCTCGAACAGGCGCGTGTAGAGCTTGGCGATGTCGCCGCCGCGCTCGAACTCCGCCAACGCTTCGGCGACGCGCGCGCCTTGCGCGCCCGCATCGCCCGTGGCGCGACGCACGCGCTCGGCCAGCGCGTCCAGATCGGCGACGCCGAATCCGGCGGCGGCGTCGGTCATCGTGCGGCGGGTGCCGCTGATGGCCGCGCGGGCCGATTGACGCGAGGCGTCGAGCCGCTCCTCGATCTCGATCTTGCGCAAGCGCAGGCGCGTGCGCTCGTACTCGCGCAGCGTGCCGTCGAGCGAGGCGTAGTAGCGCGCCAGATCGGCGGTGCGGTCGAGTTCGCGCCCCTGCTGGTCGGCGAGATCGCGGCCGAGTTTGACCTGACGGTCGATCGTGTCCGTCGCGGCCTTGGTCGCTTCGTCGAGCTTTTCGGTGGCTTCGGCCGCCTTGTCGGCCTCGGTCTTCCAATCGATCAGCTTCAGGGCGATGACGCCGATCGCCAGCGCGGCGCCCGCGATGGCGCCCGCCGGGCCGAAGATCCCGAGAAGCTGCGAGCCTTGCTGCCCGAAAGCGGTGAGCGCCGATTGCCCCGCCCCGACCTGGACGGCGAAGTCCTGGATTTGGAAGCCGGCCTGGCCGATCGTCGCACCCAGATTGCGCCCCGCCCCCGCCGCCCCGGTCGCGGCTTGGGCGAAGACCTGCTGGCGCTGGGCGACCTGCTGGAGCTTGACGATCTGCTGATCGAGGGCCGCGTTGTATTGGCCGACGCCGATCTTGCCCGCGTCGAACGCCGCCCCGATGCGCCGCTCGGCCGCCTCGAATTGCAGGCGGGCGCGCGCGGCGGCGTCGGTGCGCGCGGTGAGCTGCAGGAAGGCGCGCTGCTGCTCGTCGAGCGTCGCCGCAAAGGCGTCCGACGACGCGCCGGCGCCCTTGAACGCCGCGTCGAGGCGCTTCAGCCCCGCCTCGGCCGCCTGGGTGCGGATGTCGATCTCGGTGACGGGCGGGGGTGCGCTCACGGGCGGGTCTTCCCTTGGAGATCGGCGTAGACGCGGTCGAGATAGGCGGCGTCGAGTTCGCGCAAGGCGTCGAGATCGGCGGGCGTGGGCTTGGCGCCGGCGAGCGCGGCCCAAGCGGCGATGTCGTCCCAGCCGAGCGGGGCCGGGCCGAAAGCGCCGAGGCGCCGGCCGGTCGACAGATCGCCGAACCAGCGCCAGACATGCGCGAGCCCGGCCGGGACCGGCGGCGGGTCGAGTTCCGGAGGCCGGACGCCCGTGGCGCGCGCGACCGCTTCGAGGTGATCGCGCAGGCTGGCGCCGTCGGGCTGGCGCGCGGCCAGCGCGAATTGCGCCCTCGCCGCCGCGATCAAGCCGCGGCGGTCTTCCTCGTAAAATTTGCGAGGTCGGACGCGAATTCGTTGATTTGCTCGGCGATCCAGGCGAAGCGCGGCTCGGCGAAGATCGCGCGCCGATTGGCCTCGTCGCACGGGAAATCGGCGCCGTCGAACTTGACCGGCGTCCAGGCGAGCACGCGGCGGGCGAACAGGTCGCGCCACAGCTCTGCGTCCTCCTCGGCGCTCGGCACGAAGATGTCGTTGCGCTTTTTGGCCATCGCTTCCTGGCGCGCGCGCGCGTCGCGGAAGGCGCTCAAGCGGCGCTGGATGTCGGCATGGTTCGGGTGGCCGGGACCGCAGACGGTCACTTTCCAGCCGGTCGGGGCGCCGTCGCGGGTGCGGATGGCGAGTTGCGCCGCGTCGCCATAGACGAGCGCGCCGAGATCGAAAACGTCGGTCATGATGTCACCTGTCGGGGAGGGTGGCGCTGCGGCCCCCGACGAGCCGCAGCGCCTTTCGGCCGAAAGCGGGCGCAAGCCCGCGTCTGTCGCGGCGCGTCGGGCGCCGCGATTCGTTTACGGAACTTCGGTGTCCTGGATCGCGATCGTGGTCGCGTCCGAGGCGATGCCCGCGCCGCCGGCGCCGTTGAGCAGCGCTTGGAAGGTGTAGTTCCGGACGATGCCCTGCTGGCCGTCGGTCTTTTGCGCTTGGCCCAGCTTGAGGCGCGGCAGATAGAGGCCGAGCGTCGGTGCGGCGTTGGCGTTGGTCGCGGTGAGGTACGAGAAAAGCGAGATTTCGTCCTCGTTGATGAAGTTGTCGCGCAGCGCCCCGTCCTCGAAATAGCAGGTGAACGAGCCGCCGACGACGATCGAGCCCGGGAAGATGTCGGGCGAGACGTTCGAGCCCACGACCTGGGCGCTCGACATGTTGCCGTTGATCGTCAGGTTGAGGCCGGTGACCGTGGCGATGTCCACCCCGCCGACGCGCAGCTTGCCGTTGACGGCGGCGAGGATGCCCGTCGAGGTCGCGGCGGTGGGCGAGGTGTAGTAGGCGGAAGTGGCGCTCGTCATGTCGACGCCGAGGAATTGCAGGGCGACCGTCGCCATGCCGGTGGCCGGCAGGCCGAGGTCGATTTGCGACACGCGGCACCCGCCGAAACGCTCGGACTGCGTGATGTCGGGGTGCCATTCCTCGAAGTAGAAGGAATCGTTCGTGTGGCCGGTCAGCGGCGCGATCAGCTTTCGGCCCGGGACGACGCAGGTCACGCTATCGCCCGAGGCCTTGGCGCCGACGGTCGAGGTCGCCGAGTTGAGATCGGCGACGGTCATCGCCGTGGCCGTCAGCGCCGTGATCCGGTAGTTGCGCGCGTTGTTGGTGGCGCCGGTCGTGGCCCAGCCCGACCAGCGGACCACGTCGCCGATCTTGAAGCCGTCGGTCAGGAACGAGCCGGCGGCGCGCGTGAAGTGCGGCGGGGTGGCGGCGGCGGTGACGTTGGTCAGCGCGCCGGTCGTGGCGCCGGCCGCCCAGGAATTTCGCAAGGCGGCGGCGAGGAAGTCGGCGTAGGTGAGGCACGACATTTCGCCGTTGAGCCGCCCCGTGACCGAGCGGCCGCCGTGGCGGAAATCCGAGACCTGATAGTCCGGGCGGATTTCGGCCGACTGGTAGCTTTGCTTGTCGAGCGAGAACTCGCTCGTCACGCGGCGCAGAAGCTGCGCGCCCGAAGCGCCCGGCGCGCTGTTGAGGGCCGATTCCTTCTTGACGCGAAGGGACTTCGCGACGCCGATTGCGATGGGCATGGGGAGAATCCTTTTCGGTTACGCGATGTGGTCGTGGCGGAAATCGACCGCGACGGTGCGGCCGAAGAACGCGCCGTCGTCGGACGCGGGTTGATTCGGATCGACGCGGGGCGCGCCGTCGTAAAAGACGCCGTCGGCGTTCGCGGTCCGGAACAGCGCCGAGATCGCGGCCACATGGCCGTCGAGCGTGGCGGTCTCGGTGCCGCGCGGCACGAAGACATGGATCAGCACGGTCCCGAACTCGCGGAACAGATGCGAGCCCGTGGCGGCGATGCCGGCGACGCGAGGGGACGAGCCGACGAATTCGAGCAGCATCCAGGCGCCGTCGGGCGGGCGTTCGTTCGAGTTCTCGTCGATCAAGGGCAGCGCCGGGCCGAGCGTGGTCAGCCGGGTCTTGATCGCGGCGAGAGCTTCGGGAAGAGCCATGTTTTTCGCTTCGCCTCAGTCGAAGGACGCGCGCTGGCGCAGCATCACGGCCGGGTAGACCATTTGGCCGCCGCTTTTGCGCCCGACCCCCTTGCGCAACCCGCCGGCGCGCTTGAGCGCGTAGCCGTCGCGCAGGGCGATGAACTTCACCTCGGCGCGGATCGCGTCGCCGAACGCCGCGCGGACCGCGTTGGCCAGGCGCTCGGCGATACCCGGCGCCACGCCCACGATGCGCGCGCCGCGCACCTGGATTTTGCGCGCGTAAGGCTGGGGGTTGACCACGAACACGATCTCGTCGGGACCGAGCGCGCCGCCTTCGTAGGGCCGCTCGTCGGCGCGCATCGCGAGCCAGGATTGGCGGTAGCGGCCCGAGCGGACGGGCGACAATTCGGCCGCCTTGCCGAGCGCGAACTCGATCACTTCCTGCAGCACGCCCAAGCGGTAGAAAATCACGCCCGGAACCTTGACGGCTTCGAGCGCGGCACCCTTCTTGCCGTCGACGACCGTTTCGACCGAGGGCCGGATCGGGCGCTCGGCGAGGGTTCGATCGAGGATCGCGCGCGCGGCGGCGACATGGCGCGCGCGGACCTGTTCCTCGAGACCGTCTTGGGCGACGGCCAGCGAGCGGCGGAAATCGGCGGCCAACCCGGCCATCACCCGCCCCTAACGTGCAACACATGGGCAAGCGCGGCCGTGCCCAGGAACTTGGTTTCGGCGTCGGCGCGCAAGATCCACGCGCGGCCGTCGATCACGATCTTGTCGCCCTTGCGCGGCGGGCCGGGCCACGACGCGGCGGCGATCTCGGCGTCGGAAATCTGCACGCGCTGATCGCCGCGGATCACGTCGCCGACGAACTCCTCCGGTTTGAAGCCTTGCGCGACGCCGTTGACGGTCACGCTCGCCGCCGTGCGGCCCGTGCTCGCCAGACACGACAGCGTCATCGGCCGGCCGTACTTGGCCAGGGCGGCGGCGACTTTGGCGCCCGCGCTCATGCCCCACCCCTCACGCCGCCCCGCCTCACGCCACGGCCCAGCGAATGTACGGAGCCAAGCGTTCGGCCACGTCGCGCGGCAGGCCGTCCTTGAAGCCGTCGCCGCCGGGCGTGTCCCAGCTTTGGGCGATCACGTCGAGGATGCGCTCCGAGCGCAGGCCCGGGTCGCGACCGCGCGCTTGCTGGGCGCGCACCACGAGATCGAGGCAGCAGCGTTCGACGTCGTTGGGCAGATCGGTCAGGAGCGTCCAGCCCGCCTGATAGGTGGCGACGATCTTGGCCGCGCGCCAGTCGATCGGCGCGTCGGCCGAAAGGCGGCGCAGCAGCGAGCCGTCGAGCAGATAGTCGGTCGAGGCGAGCGTCGTGCCGTCCTCGACCACCGAGACGATGGACGGCGCCAGATCGCGCGCCAGGATCAGGGATTCGGCGCGCTCGTTCGAACGCTCGGCGCGCCAGGTCTGGGCGTAGGTCGCGCGCCCGAATCCTTCGGGGCGGCGGCAGAACGCGGCGATGGCGTCGGAGGCCTGGCGGATCGCGTCGGTCAGCCACGCGTCTTGCGTCGTGCCGGTGATCGACAATTCGGTCTTGACCGTGGCGAGCAGGGTCAAATCCTTGGCGGCCGGCGCCACGGTGACGGCGATCGTGTCGATCATGATGCGGTCATTCCGGGCGGGGCGACGAAGCGGGGCGGCCGATGCGGGCGGTCGCGGCGGAAACCGAGCCGCGCGCCGAGGACGCCGCGCGCGCGGGGCGCGCCACCGGATCGGGGCGGAACGGCGGCGCTTCGCCGTCGTTCGTGCGCAGCAGCAGCAGCAGGCTCATGGGGCGTAGGCGGCGACGATGGCCGCTTGCAGTTCGGCTTCGGTCGCGGTGTCGGGAAGTGCCACGAATTCGGGGCCGCGGCGCGTGACGCCGGCGATGATCGAGACGCATTGCACGATCCAGCCGCCGCGATCGGCGTCGAAGGCGCGGGTTTCGATATCGACCGAAGGGGCGGACATGGCGTTCTCGTCAGTTCGAGTTGAAGCCGGTGACGTTGAGCAGCACGTTCGCCCCCGTGGTGCCGGCCGTGTAGTTCAGCGCGGCGTTCAAGCCCGAGCGCAACGGCGTGGGGAATGGGAGCGACACGGGGTTGGCCATGTTGGCCGGGCACGACACCTGGATCAGCGTGTTCGACGCTTCCTGAATTGTCAGCGTCGTCGCCGTGGCGTTGGTGTTTTGATAGATGATCTGGGTGATGTTCTGGCGCACGGTCGCGCCCTGCGCCGCACGGATCGCGGTCTGCGTGTTGGTCGTGACCGTGCCGTTGAACACGAAATCGAGCTCGGGGACGGCGTAGGGCTTTTGGACGAGCTGGCCCGAGGTCGAGAAGGTCGAGCGGATCGCGTCGCCCCCGACCACGGTCGAAGCGGGGAGTGCGGTGCGCGCCACGCCGCCCATGATGAGCGGGTTGGAGGTGGCGGCCGTGTCTTCGGCGACGTTGCCGCCGACCGCCAGCGTGCCGGCGACGCCGCCATTGACCGCGCCGGTGCCGCCGATCTGCGCCACGTTGACGGATTGGTTGGCGTTGAGCGCCGAGCCGACCAGCGTCACGGGGAACGGGTTGGCCGAGCCGTTGGCGCGGGCGCCCTGCAGGTAGACCGGGTGGTTGGCGAATTTCTCGACGGCGACGAAGCCCAGCGTCCAGGTCGTCGTCGAAGCCGGCGCGGTCGAGCCGTTGAAGTTCCAAATCCAGACGAACAGCGGCACGTCGTCGTCGGGCAGGTTTTCGTAGCGGCTGGCGCGCGTGGTGACGTTCGACAGCGACGCGCGCAGCGTATCCATCAGGAACGCTTCGCGGCCGGTCAGATCGTTCTGGACGATCGTGCCGGGCGAAGCCGTGGTGTTGATGGTCGCGGTCGTGTCCGCGTCCGCCCAGCCGCGCCGCTGGGTGGTGAAAGCGAGGTTGGTCGGGGTGACGCCGTTGACCAGGTTGCGGACGAAGTTCCAGCCGAACAGCGTGAGATTGCCCGTGCCCGAAGCGGGCCAGCCGGCGACCGTGAAGCGGATCGTGTCGGCGTTGGGAATGGACGCGATCGCGTAGCGGCCGGGGATGCGGTCGGTGCCGCCGGTGATGCCGCCCAGGTTCATGAACTGGCCGACATTCTGCGCCGTCAAGCCGTGCGCGGCGAGCGTCACGTCGACCGTCGTGGCGTTGACGATGTTGTAGGCGCAGTTCTCGCCCACCAGATCGGCGAGCAGGATGGCGAGGTTCTGGTTGGCGATGCGCTGCGAGGCGACGATCGACGCGCGCAGGCGAAGCGCGCCGCGCCACGAAACCGTCGAGCGCGTGAGGAATTCCGCGTTGACCGTGGTGCCGGTCAGGATGTTGAGCGAGCCCGCGCCTTGGTTGTAGGTGACGCCGGACCCGACGATGGGGGCGACGAAATCCGGGGACAGCACCGACGCGCCGACGGCCGCGAAGGACGAGACCCAGACGTCCTGACCGACCGGGCGCACCGGCGGCGCGGCGACGCCGTTGAACGGCACGCTGGTCGAAAGCGGCGCCGCGCGCGCGACGAGCGTGGCGAGATTGCCGCCTTCGGTCGCGGGCGACGCCGGGATCTTCGCATTCAGCGCCGCCAGGGTCGTTTCCGACGCGACGCCGGAGACGGAGACCGTGCCCGCGACCGTTTGCGTGGCGGGGAAGTTTGCGACGGCGACCTCGCCGACCACGTCGAGCGTGCCCGACAAACTGGTCGCGATGTTGCCGAGCAGCGTGCGCGCGCGCTTGAGCAAGCCGACGATCGTGCCGTCGCCCGAGGTCGATTCCGCGTCGGCGGGCGCGCCGAGGGCGGCGTTCGCGTCGGTTTGCTTGGATTCCGTCGCGGGCTTTTCGGCCAGCGGCACGACAGCGCCGTCGGCGCCGTAGGCCATCTTCTGGATCTGGACGTAATCCTCGCCGGCGCCGATCTTGTCGACGACGACGCCCCGGTCGGTGCCGGCGGCGTCCTTGACGAGGATGGTTTCGAGGGCCATCGGCGGTTAGGCCTTCGCCTTTTCCGCGCGCTCGGCTTCGATGGCGGCGATCAGATCGTCCTTCTTGAGATCGGGATCGAGATCGAGGCCGAGCTCGTCCTTGGCCAGCGCCACCAGCTTCGCCTTGGTCAGATCGGCCAGCGCGGGCGCTTCTGCGGGCGCCGGGGCGGGCGCATCGGTCAGGCCGAGCACCGTCGCCTCGGCGGTGATGTCGGCGTCGGGCGCGGCTTCGAGCAGGAATTGCGCTTCGAGCGCGCGGGCGAAATCGTCGGGCAATTCGACGATGGCGGGCGGGTCGATCGGACGGCCGTTGGCGGCGACGATCAGCGGATAGGGGGAGAGAAGACGGACGCGCATGGGAACCTCGGGTTCGGGGGACGGGAAAGCGACGGGGGCGGTCTTGCGGACCGCCCCCCTCGCCCGTCGTTACGTGGCGCTGTTGACGAAGCAGCGGATCGGGTTCGTGCCCGCATCGACCAGGTTGCCGCCCCAACGCCCGAAGGCGAAGAAGCCGACCTGGAGGTTGTCGGCGTAGCGCTCGTCGAGGCGGCGCATCTGCATGTCGCGCACGACGCGCACGTAGTACTTCGAGAAATCGCCGTACAGGATCGAGCGCGCGTTGGCGGCCATGACCGCCACCTGGTTGTTGATCGTGTAGGGACGGCCGAGGATCGTGTCGGGCTCGGACTGGCCCAAGCCGGCCGAGACGCCCGGCTGCCAGAGCGGGCGGCCGGTGGTATCGACGAGCTGCTTGAGCATGCGGCGCGTGGATTGGTGGAACATCCAGCGCGAGTTCGGCTGGTAGGCTTCGTCGACCGATTCCTGCAGCAGCACGAGGTCGTTGTAGGTGGCGGTGACGGTCGTGCCCGCCGCACCGGTGCGGCCCACGGTCGAAGCCGTGACCGCGCCGCGCGGCTGGCCCGTGCCCGTGCCCGTGGTGAAGTGCAGGTTGGTGATGCGGCCCAGGCGCTCGCCGATCAGGCGCGTGATTTCGCCCTCGGACAGGATCGAATCCTGGAGCATCTGGTAGCTCATCAGGATCGAGTCCGACGAGTACATGAAGACCGGGATGTTGACCTGCGAGAGCACGAGCGCGGTGTTGGTGAGAGCCGCGTTTTCCGCGATGATCCGGCCCGTGTTGTTGGTGTCGTTCAGCGCGGGGACCGGCAAGTCCGAGCCGATGGCGCTGCGGATCACGCGCGAGACGCCCATCACGTTGCCGAAGGCCAGCATCGCGATCTCGATTTCCTCGAGGAACGAGGGGGGCACCGAGAAGCCGCCGGCCGAGCCCGTGCCGACCGACTGGTTGGCCTGGATGGTGACGGCGCGCTTGGCCATCAATTCCTTGCCTTCGACGTCGAGCGCGTCCATCCCGCCCTGGATCCAGCGCGAGAAGGCTTTGCGCTCGCGCGCATCCTCGTGCTTGACCTGATCGACCGACTTGCCCGCCTTGGCGGCGCGCTCGTCGACTGCGTCCTTCAGGCCGGCTTCGATTTGGAGCGCGCGTTCGTGGCGCTCGATCTGTTCGTCCAGGCGGTCGATCTCGGCGTAGCACGCGTCGACCTGGGCCTTGACGGCGGGCGTCCACGCATCGCCCGTGTTGCTGTCGAGGAGGTTGCGGGCCTCCTTCGCCTTGACGTTGCGGTGTTCGCGCAGCGCCTGGATGGAAACGCTCATTTTCTTGGTCCTTTCTTCGACCACTGCCGGCGACGCGGCCGGCGCGCTTTCCGCGCTGCGGAAACTCAGACGACCCGCTCGTAGAGACCGAGGCGGGCGAGACAGCGCTCGCGTTCCGTCGCCAGAAGGGCGAGCGGATCGGCGGGCGATTCGGGCGGCGGGGCCGGTGCGATCAGGGCCGCCGGGGGTTGGGCGTAGGCCGAGAGGTCCCAACGCGCCGACGCTTCCTTGTTCTTGTCCTTGCGCTTGGGCGGGGCGGCGACGCGGTCGGCGAGGCCGAAGGCGACGGCTTCCTCGGCCGTGAACCAGGTTTCCGCCGCCATCTTGGCGCGGATGTCGTCCGCACCCTTGCCGGTGCGCGCGACGTAATCGGCGACCAGCGTGTCGTCCACCTTGTCGAGCAAGGCGGCTTGGGCGCGGTGTTCGTCGGCGTTGCCGATCGTCAGCCCCCAGGCCTTGTGGATCATGGCGAACGCGCCCTCGCCCATCACGATTTCGTCGGCGGCGAGCATGAGATAGGAGGCGGCCGAGGCGGCGAGGCCGTCGACATAGGCGACGATTTCGCCGTCGAAATCCTCCAACGCGTTTTTCATCGCGCGGGCGTCGAACACGTCGCCGCCCGGGGAATTGACGCGCAGCTCGATCTTCTTGGCGCCGAGCCCGCGCACCGCCTGCACGAAGGGCGCGGCTTCCACGCCCCAGGGGCCGATGGCGTCGTAGACGTAGAGAACGGCGGTGCCGTCCTTGTCTTCCGCGCGGAATCCGGCGCCTTTGCCCCGGTTCGCGTCAAGCATCGCCAGGAGTTTTCGCATCTTCGCCTCCGTTCGGCGCGCTCGCGCGCGACCAGGTGAGCAGTTCGTCGGACGACGCGGCTTCGTCGCGCGGCAGATTGAGATCGCGGCGGACTTCGTTTTGGGTGAGGAAGCCGGGGCCGTTGTTGCCGCCCATCGCCATCCGGTAGCTTTCGAACATCGATTTGGTGTCGCCGCGCATCAGCTCGCGCTCGTCGAAATCGACGAAATGCGCGTCGGTGCCGAAGAGCTTGGCGTTGCACTCGTCCTCGATCGCGGTCAGATGCGGGGCGAGCGTGTAGCGCACGAACAGGATGCCGAGCTGCTCGATGCCCGAGCCCCAGGAGGTTTCGTCCAGCGCCAGCAGGAAGCGCGGCACGCCGAAGATGCGGCCGATATCCTCGACCGAGAAGCGCCGCGCTTCGAGCAGCTGAGCGTCCTTGGCGTTGATGGCGATGTTGTGGAACTCGCCGCCCTCGGTCAGCACCGCGGGCCCCGCGAAGCGCCGCTCGCCGCCGAATTTCTGGCGCCAATAGGCGCGGATTTCGTCGGCCTGTTTGGCGTCGCGCAGCTTGCTCGGGTACTTGATGTAGCCGTCGGGCGTGGCGTTGTTCTCGAAATAGCGCCGCGCGTAGCCGTTGGCCTCGATGCCCACGGCGACGGCGTCGGCGTAGGAGCGGATCGGGGTCTTGCACTCGGTCTCGTCCCAGTCGTTCGAACCGGGGATGTGCAGCACGTCGTCCTGGTCGGCGGCGATCGAGGTCCCGCCGTCGAGCGTGAGCCGGTAGACCAGCCGTCCGCCCGAAAGCTGGACCGTCGTGCGCCGCCAGGGGATGGGCCAGAGCGCCATCGGCGCGCCGCTTTGACGGCGCTGGATCCACACGATGCCCTGCCCTTCGAGCAGCATTTCGGTCGCCACCTGGCGCCAGAAGATGGTCCGCGACATGCGCGGGTTCGGGCGCTTCAGCAGCAGATAGGCCGTGGGGTGGGTTTCGTTGCGCTCGCGGTCGCCGTCCTTCTGCAAACGGTAGGTGTAGGCCGGCAGGCGCGCGACCGCGCCCGCGATCAACGACACCGCGCGATAGACCGCCGCGTGGCGCATCGCCGTTTCGCTCGACACCGCATCGCGCGGCCAGCCGAACGGGTTCTCGCCGGCGAACGCCGGATCCCCCCAGGACGCGCGCGGGCGCCGGAACAGCTTGGCGAAGAAGTCGAACATGCGGATCAGACCTCGATGAAGCCTTGCTCGACGACGCCCGCGCCGCCCGGCTCGGGGTTGAACGACATCAGGTGCGCCGCGTTGAACGCCGCCATAAGTGGATCGATCTTGCCGAAGCCCGAGGCCGCGCGTTCGACCAGCACGGCGGTCGACGTCGCGCGCGTTTTGGCGTTGGACACGCACCATTCCATCAGGCGCGAGCCCGAATGGAGAAGCGTGCGGTCGGACAACTTGCGCTCCACCGTCTTGGCCGCGTTCATTAGCCGGATGCCCTGCGGCACGCCGACCAGCATCTTCGATTCCTCGGAGATGCCGAGCTCGCCCAGCGCGTCGACGATGCCGCCCACGCCCGCCGGATCGACGCCGACCTGCGCCAGCACGCCCGAATCCAGGCAGCGTTGGGCGACGCCCTTCACGAACTCCAGATCGTCGGGCAGTTTGTCGACGATCGTCAGATCCCCGTCCGCCTGGAAATCGCGGTAGTGCGGTTCGTTGGCCTTGCGGCGCTTCAACGCGTCGGGCCCGATCAGCGCGTGCGTCCACACGAGCCAGCGCTTCGCGCCCTTCTCGCGGCCAGCGACGGCGATGCCGAGCAGATCGTCGAGCCCGCCGCCGTCGATGCCGAGTGTGGCGACTTCGGATCGCGCCAGCAGCGCTTCGAGCGTCAGGCCCGGCTCGACGCCGCGATGCCAGACCGATTGACCGGCCCAGCCGTCGGTCGACAGCGCCACGCCAATCTCGACGTTCAAATGCTGCGAGGCGAACAGCGCCAGCGCGCCGGGCCCTTCGGTTTCGGCCGTGCGCAGGCCGCGCTCGAGGAACGCCGGATCGACCGAGCGGCCCAAATTCGGGTTGACCGCGCCGAACAGCGCGGCGTCCATCCAAGGCGAGGGCGCCCCGTCTTTGGCCGGTTCCTGCAGGCGCTTGGGCAATTCGTAGAGCACGGGCAGCAGCGGCAGATCGAGCTTGCCGTCGCGCACGCTGCGCGCCCGTTCGAGTTCGTCGCGGAACACGCCCGAGGGCGCGGTTTTCGATTGCGTCGTGATCTGGACGAGGAAGCCGTCGGGCTTAGCCGCCAGGCCGCCGCGGACTTCGAGGAACACGTCGCGCGCGCGAGCGTGGGCGGCGAAGACGTGCGTCTCGTCGATCAGCGCCTTCGAGCCCTTGAAGCCGGTGATGGCGTCGGTGTCGGCGGCCTTGATCTTGAGCGTGGCGTCCGAGCGGCGATGCGTGATCTGCCGGATATGCCGCTGGACGTGAAAGAGCTTCGAGAGTTCGGTGTCGGCGCGGATCATGCGCTCGGCCTGGCCGTAGCAGATGTCGGCGATCTCCTTGGTCGGCGCCAGGAACATCGCCTCGTCGTTCGGGCGCTTGTTCACGATCAGCGCCGTGAGCATGAGGCCCGCGGCTTGCGTCGATTTCGCGTTCTTCTTCGGCACCAGGAGGAACACCTCCTGGATCGCGCGGCGCGTGCCCTCGTCGTTCAGGGCGCCGAACAGCGCGCGCACGATCGCGCGGAACCATTCGCCCGCCGCGTCCGCGAAGCGCGGCTGGCCCATCACGTCGGGCACCCTCAACCGATCGAACACCCGAACCGCGCGCTCGGCTTCCGCGAGGTTGAGCGGCAGGCCCGGCGGGATCAGCGATTCGCCCGCAAGCAATCGCGCCTCCCAATCGGGAAGCGCCGTGCGCCAGGGATTGCCCATCGTCAGTTCGCGCGCGCCGGCGTGGCGAAAGCGAGATCATCGCCCCACTCGGTGCCGAAGCCCGCCGTCTTCGCGGCGTCGGCTGCCAGCTCCTTCTTGCCCGGCGGTTCGGCGCGCGGCGCGGCCGGGTTCGAGATCGCCTCCTCGGCCGCCGCCAGCGTCGTCTGCTCGTAGAGCTTCTTCTGCGCCGCCACGTTGCCCGCCCGCGCGGCCTTGAACAGCATCGAGATCACCTCGGCGCGGCACTTGGCGCGGCCGATCCGGACCTCCTCTGCGAAATGCTTGTGGAACGTGTCCTCGTTGATCGACAGCGCCGAAGCGATGTCCTTGCCCGCCATGCCGCAGGCCAGCATCTGCTCGACCTCGCGGCGGATGGCCTTCGTGGGCTTGTAGGCGGGCCGTCCGCGCTTGGCCGGCATGGGATGCTCCATTCATCCCCCGCCGCCGCAGCGGCCCGGAATTCCGGCCCGGGGGAAAATTCTACGCGTGAC